TCACCTACATTTGCCAAACTAAATAAATAACTAGGATCTGTTGGTTTATCCTGTGTAATAGTTACAGAACCTTCAGACCAAATCGGAAAACATCTCATAACACCAGCTAATTCATTGATTAGTGTGTATGCCTCCATAGATCCCTGTAAGTTTACATTGCAACTAAATCTAGCTTCCTGTCCAGCAAAACCATCCGATACCAATTCATTTGCGTATCTGCTGGCTGCCACAAAACTAAACAGATCTAAATTACTGTCCGTAATATGTGTACCAAATCCATATCTTTCGGTAGTTAAGAGGTCGAGCAATATCATGGCAGGGCATGAACACCAGACAGCAGCACCCATTGTTCCATTAAAGATATAGCCACTTGGATAAATTATTCTGCCTGTCTGTAAATCAACAGTAGGTGTACCAGAGTTAGATGCACCTGCTCCTGGTATTCTTACTTTTACTCCACGAATACGAAAAGATCTTTTTGGTATAGAACTAAACTGTTCAGAATCTATCCTTAAATTTGTATAAGCACTATCTAAATATCTTTGTTTATCATCAATAATTTCACCAATACTTGTCCAAGCAAAAGCATCAATGAGACTAGAAGAGGTACTATCTGCTGTAACCCTTACAACTCTAATATCAACAGGAAATGCACCAGTAATATTTACACGATATTCTTTTTGGTACGCATCAGCAGTTCTACCAGTAATAGTGTCTGATAAAACATCACTGAAACCACCGCT